ATGCCAAGTCAGTCGAGGGGGTGGCACAGGGAAGACATCAAGGCGGCGGTCCGCAAGCGCGGCAAGAGCCTTGAGCAGCTCGCCATTGACAACAACCTCGAACCGAGGGCGACAAGTTCAGCGCTCCGCCGCCCCCACAGCCTCGCCGAACTGGTGATCGCCGAGTTCTTGGGGATGTCGCCCCGAGAACTCTGGCCTCAGCGATTCGGCCAGGACGGCAAGTACTTACACCCCAACTCCGAAACCTATCATACGCGCCGCCGGCGCCCCCGTGAATGTCGAAAAGGAGCGGCAGAATGAACATGCGGAAGAGTGCCCTCTGGTCGCTGCGCGGCCGCAATATCGGTCCCCGCGGATGGATTGGAGGATGGAAGGCCGATCTCCCCGGAACCAATGAGCTGAGGCCCCAGCTGGCCGCCTCCTCGTTGCGCGACGATGAGTTTTGTGACGAGTTCCTCACCAACATTTGGCCGCTCACACCGGAAGGGTTTCAGGTGGCCGAGCGGATCGCAACCGACCTAGCCCAGCTCGGCTTCGCGTGGATATGGCCGCACGAAGCCGAGCACATCATCATCGCCGTGGCCCCTATGCACCAGGTTGCATTTCTTGGAGCCGCAGCATGAACATGGTCAAGCGGGCGCTTGTACGCTTCTTCGGCCGCCTCCTCGCGCCAGTGGTTCGTGAGGCCAATCGCCTCAATCAGCCGAGCCAGAAGGAGATCGACGAAATCGCTGCGCAATATCTTCGAAAATACTTTGAAGATCAGCAGCGATCTCAGTGTGGTCTGCTTGCTGCAGCCAGCTATGCAAAGCGTCTTTTCGATCAACCCCCGCATTAGACAACATAAGCAAGTAGGCGGCCATGATTTCTTCCGGGGAAATTCTATCAACATTTTCAAAAGTGCGAAGCCATTTCACATTACAGAAAACGGCTTCACTTACATTCTTGCCAGAAAATGCCGATAAGAATGCCGCAACCTTCTTGTTTAGATCGATCAAATCTGGCGCGGAGACGATTCCTTTTCGCAACAATTCGATCATCAGCGCCAACGTGAACCATCGATTAGCTTCCACCTCAACCTTGAGTACAGCAAGCTCGCCCCTCAATTCGGCGTCGTCCATCATTTTCCCCCTCGGATGTGCCTTGACAATCGCAACCATAGGGGAAAGCCGCCCGGCCGTCATCGATCGTCCTCACGACGACACCCTACCGATGACGGCCGGCGGTTGCTCAGCGAAGGCGCCCTGACATGGCCAAGGCGCGGCGCGATACCGAGACCCTCGATCTCCTCAGTTGGGAGCCGCCCCAAACAGCGGTCCGGTTCGACGAAGGCGATGTCCGCGGCGCGACGATCGGCGCCCGATATTGCCGCGCTATGGCCCTGGCGTTGAAGGAATGTGGCAAGTCCCGCGAAGAAGTCGCCAAAGAGATGGGTAAGTATCTAGGCGTTACAGTCAGCAAGCAAATGCTCGACGCCTATGTCTCCGAGGCACGCGACACGCACACCATCAACGTGACCAGGTTCGCCGCCCTAGTGCACGCCACCAAGGATTTTCGCCTCCTTTCCATCATCCCTGAGCTGTTCGGCTTCTCAGTGATCGAGAAGCGCTACGAAGACTGGATCATCGCTGCCATGGCCAAGGACAAGGCGGAAGAACTGAACCGAATGGCTGATGCCGCGCTACGGCGCGCAAAAGGATCTCGCCCATGAAAGAGTGGATGACGGCCGCCGAGATCGCCGCGTTGAGGCTGCCGGGTCTCCCAACTACCCGTCGCGGCGTTAATGACGCAGCCACCCGCGAGGATTGGGAGTGTCGATCGCGCGCCGGCCGTGGCGGCGGCTTCGAATACCACATCGCCAGCCTGCCCAGCGCCGCCCAGAAGGCAATCGCCCGCTCTCTCGCCAAGACCGCACGGGCCGCCCTTCCCGCCCCGGCCGATCTGCCCGATGTGGCGGATCTCAAGAACTATCAGCGCACCCGGATGGACGCTCGCGCCGCCCTTCTCAACCACCTCGACAGCATGATGCGGGTTGGCGGCATCAGCCAAGGGAAGGCCGTCGATGCCCTGGTTGCGGCTGCTGCGCGCGGCGAGCTGCCGCCCGAGCTGCAGAAGCTGGTGCCGATCGCCAATGCGCGGTCGAATGCCAAACGCACTTTCAGCCGGCCCACGGTTTACAACTGGTTGAACGACCGTTCAAAGGCCGGCGGCAAGGCCATCGGGCTGGCCCCCGCCGCGGCGCCGGCAGCGGCAATTCCAAGCTGGGCGCCGACCTTCATGCGGCTCAACGGTCGCCCGTCCAAGCCGAACATGTCCGAGGTTCTCGACTACCTCTGGCCGGAAGGGGAAGAGAAGCCCAGCTACGACCAAGTCCGGCGGTTCATGAAGAAGGTCGACGCGATCGGCAGGAATGCCGGCCGGATGGGGCCGCGCGCCCTCAAGACGATGCAGGCCTATATCGTTCGGGATACCTCGAACCTGTGGCCCGGCGCCGTGTTCATCGGCGACGGCCACACCTGGAAAGCCGAGGTCGCCCATCCTAGCCACGGCCGTCCCTTCCGGCCGGAAATCACCAGCATCCTCGACGTTTACACCCGCCGGTGGGTCGGCTGGTCGGCGGCGTTGGCCGAGAACACCTGGTCGGTGGCCGACGCGCTGCGCCATGCGGTGACCACCACCACCTGCTGTGACATCTTCTATTACGATAACGGCTCGGGCGCCAAGAACAGTACTTGGGATGACGACCTGGTCGGCCTGGCCGCCAGGCTGTCGATCACCAAGTTCCACAGCGCGCCCTGGTCGAGCCAGGCCCGCGGCGTCATCGAACGCTTCAATTCCACCGTATTGCACACGGCGGCCCGCGCCCTGCCGACCTATGTCGGCCAGCGCATGGACCCGGAGGCCCGGCAAAAGGCCTACAAGATCACGCGCAAAGACATCAAGCAGTTCGGGCAGTCCTCGATCCTGATCCGGTGGCCCGATTTCAAGGCGTTCCTCGATCACTGCCAGAACGACTACAACGGCCGGCCGCACAGCGCGCTCCCCAAGCGCTTCGATCCGGCGACCGGCAAGCGCCGCCATATGAGCCCGGACGAGATGTGGGCGATGTCGGTCGCCGAGGGTTGGCGGCCGTCGCCGATACCCGACGATGAGGCCAACGATCTTTTCCGGCCGGTGGAGCTGCGCAAGGTCCAGCGGGGCGTTGTTCTTCTGTTTGGCAATGAATACTCCGCCGATGCCCTGGAACACCTGCACGGCGAAAAGGTTCAGGTGGCCTATGACATCCACGACGCGAGCAGGGTTCGGATTCGGCTGCTTGACGGGCGCCTCGTCTGCGATGCCGGGTGGAACGCCAATCACCGCGACTACATGCCGGTCAGCTTCGTCGAACGCGCTCGCGAGAAGCGGGTCGAGGGCAAGCTGGCGCGGCTCGACGCTCACCGGGAAACGGCGCTCGCCGAGCGCTCGCCGGCCGCCCTGGTCGAGTATCGGCGGGCGCCCGAGGCGGCGCCGATATCGCCCGAAGAACAGGCCCGCCTCGACAGTCTGGCGGCCGAACTCTCCGGCCACGCCGCCCAGCCGCCACAGAAAGCCGAAGTGCTCGACCTGGCCGAGGTACAAAGGGCCAAGGAAAGCAAGAAGGATCGTTTTCTTTACGCGCTCGAACTGCGGCGCGGGCTGGGAGACGGCCTTCCCGTGCCCGATTCCGAGGCCGCGTGGCTCGCCCGCTACGAACGCTCCCCGGAATTCATTGCGCTTTTCACCATGTACGAGGACTTCGGCCTAGACGGCCTGTCGTCGGTCTAAACGAAGCTTCCCCGCCGGGCCGGGCGGGGAAGTCGAAAACAACGATGGTCTAAGTGGGGGTAATCAAAGATGAGCTTCGAATCTCACCCTGTCAATTCTACGATCGCGCCACTGCGCAATGTGAGCCTGTTCTCTGAACTCGTGCAGCGGGTCGTAAACCGTACGCCCGGACTGCCCGGCATGGCGTGTTTCTATGGCAAATCGGGCTACGGCAAGACCCACAGCGCCATTTACGCCGCCAACCGGTACCGGGCCTACCACGTGCAGGTCAAGAGCGTGTGGACGCGCAAGAAGCTCTGTGCGGTCATCCTTCAGGAACTGGGCATCCAGTCAGCGGCGACCATCCCCGACATGGTCGACCAGATCGGCCAGGAGCTTTCGCTGTCCCAACGCCCCCTGATCATCGATGAGGCCGACTTCCTGGTTGCCAAGGGGATGATCGAGGTCATCCGCGACATCTACGAAAGCAGCCAGGGTACGATCGTCCTGATCGGCGAGGAGAACCTTCCCCAGAAACTGAAGAAGTGGGAACGCGTCCACGGCCGTATGCTCGACTGGGTGCAAGCCCAGCCGGCGTCCCAATCCGACGCCAGGCATCTGGCCAGCCTGTTCTGCCGGGGCATCGAGGTGGCCGACGATCTTCTGGCCGCCGTTCACGACGCCTCGGCCGGATCGGTGCGCCGCATCTGCGTAAACCTCGACCGCATCCGCGAACAGGCCGAGAAGATCGCTCCCGACGATCCAACCGGGAAAGGCGCCATGGTCAAGATCGGCCGCGCCAACTTCACCGGCGAGCTGTTCACCGGCAACCCGCCGCCGCGGAGGCCGTGATGGCTCGCAAGCCCGTCCATCTGCTGGCCGCCTGCAAGAAGCCGGTCGGCCGCCAGGCGATCTGGCAGGCGATCCGCACTCGCCGGTCGTTCACCGCCAGGGCGCTGTGGGGAGACACCGACATCCCCATGGCCACCATCAAGAGCTACCTGAAAGGACTGGCGGCGTCCGGCCACATCACGCCGCGTCCGGATTTCGGCGGATTCGCCCTGGTTAACGATGTCGGCGTCGAGGCGCCGCGCGTCACCCGCGACGGCAAGCCGGTCACGCAAGGCCTGGCGCGCGAGAACATGTGGCGCACGATGAAGATGCTGGGCTCCGACTTCACGGCGGCCGAGCTGTCGATCGCCGCGTCGACCGAGGCGGTGAGGGTGTCCGAGGTCGACGCCAAGGACTACTGCCGCAACCTGGCTCTGGCCGCGTACCTCATCGTCATCAGCAAGGGCAAAGGGACCGGCAAGGGCGCCGTGCCGAGCCGATATCGCTTCAACCGCGCCCGGAACACCGGTCCGAAAGCCCCGATGGTGCAGCGCATGCAAACGGTCTTCGACCCCAACTTGGGCGAGATCGTCTGGCATCCGGATGTCGACGCATGAGCGCCGCCCGGACGTCCGTTTCCGATCGCGCCCGCGCCGCCTGGGGCGGGGATATCCCCGACTGGGTATTGGCCCTGGCCAAAGCGTGCGACGAAAGTAGCCAAAGCGCCGTCGCCAAGCGTATCGGCAAATCCGGCGCCCTGGTCAGCACAGTTCTGAACAAGGCCTACGGCGCGGGTTTAACCGCCGTTGAACAAGTCGTGCGCGGCGCCTTGATGTCGGCCACCGTCGACTGCCCCGCCGTCGGCGAGATGCCGGCGGACCTGTGCATCACCCACCAGCGGGAGACCTGGTCGCCCCACAATCCGCAGCGGATCGCCCTCTACCGCGCCTGCCGCGCCGGCTGCCCGCACTCGCGCCTTGGAGGAAGAGATGCTGAGTGAGAAAATTACAACGCTCCGTCAAGGGCTTGCTCGGATCAGCGTCGCCGATTTGAGCACCCTTAGGACGGCTTGCGCGGTCCTGGAATCTATGGAAGACGAGGCCCGCGCCCTTGAAGCATCACTGATTTCGCCGGTGGCGATGGCTCCGGCCGACCTGCCCGAGAACGTGGTTATCATGCCGGCCAGGGCGCGGTCATGAGCGGCCCGTTCCAACTGGGTCACTCCGTGACTTTCGCCGAGGCCGGCCGCCAGTACGACGCCGTCATCGAGAGCACCTGGCAGGATGGCCACCGCGCCGTCGTCAGGCTGCCCGACGGCGCCGCGATGTCGATCCGCTCAAACCAGCTCGACAAGCCCATCCAGACGGCGGCCGTCAAGGTCGACCTGGCCGAAGCCGAGAGCCTGGCCGTCACCGCCCTGGCCGGCGAGACGCCGGCCGGCTCGGTCACCGGGCAGATGCTCACGCTGGCGGCGGCCGTCCTCACTCTCAGACAACGGAGGGCCGGATGACGCCGACTGTGCCTCTCGCCTTGATCCAGCGTCACGTCGCGCTCGGCTTTGGCCTGGCGCCGCGCGAACTCTCCTCGGAGCGCCAGGGCAAGCCGATCGCCGAGGCCCGCCACATCGCCATGTGGCTGGCCTACGAGATGACCGGCCTGACGATGGTCCGCATCGGGCGGGCTTTCGGGGGGCGCGATCACACCACGGTGAGGCACGCCTTGGAGAAGGCGGAAATGCGCCTAGACCGCGAGAAGGGTCTGGCCGGAAAGGTCGACCGGATCAGGACGGCGATCGAAGCCGAGGCGGCGATCGGCGCCGAACTGGCGCAGGCGGTGCTACTGACCGACAACGTCGTCTCCGCTCTGCGCGTCGCGCTGATGGAGATGGCGCGTCGCGATCCCGCCAAAGCGATTGCCATCATCGTCCCGCTTGCCCGGCAGCTAGCCGGAGGAGACCCGCCGTGCTCGGTCCCCTGATCCGGCTTCTTGTCGCGCTCCTTCGCCGGCCTGCCGCCCGGCAGGCCATTCCCCGTGCCGAGTTTATGGCGCTCGGCAAAGCCATCACGAAAGGCCCACGATGACCAACCTTGATTTGAAGGCGCCACCCGAAATCCTGATCAGTGGCCGCATCTATCTCAAGAACGGCGAAGGACACTTGGTCCCGAAGGAGCTGGTGAAAGAGGAGCATCTGCTGGAAGACCAGCTCGTGCGCAAGATCATCGGCTTCGCCGAGGACTTGTCGGCGCAGATCGACCGGTTCAAAGGCCACACGGCCGACGACATCGGCGCCTTCGAGGCCCTGCTGGCCGAGAAGTACGGGGCGCCCAAGCGGCGCGGCAAGAAGGGCAACGTCACCTTCTTCTCGTATGACGGCCTGCTGAAGGTCGAGGTGCGGCTGACCGACAACCTGGTCTTCGGCGCCGAGCTGCAGACCGCCAAGCTGTTGATAGACGAATGCATCGGCGAGTGGTCGGCCGACGCCAACGCGCCCATCCGGTTGCTGGTCAACAAGGCATTCCAGGTCGACCAGCAGGGCAAGATCAACCGCAATGCGATCTTGGGCCTGCGCAATGTCGAGATCGACGATGACCGCTGGCGCCGCGCCATGGAGGCGATCACCGCGTCGATCCGGGTGATCGGCACCAAGACGTATTTCCGCTTCTTCCGGCGCGGCACCGTCGACTGCGCGTGGGAGCCCATCACCGTCGACCTGGCCGCCGCCGAGGCGCCGGAAGCGCCGCGGCCGGCGGAGGAATGAAGGGAGGCTCGGAATGCATAAAATGCATAAAAATGCATCGTCGAAGGACGGCCGGCTGAACCGGCCCTACCATCTCGAAGCGATCATCTATCCGCCGACCGAGTCGGAGGCCGACACGGTGCGCCTGGTCGACGTTCTGGAGCAGGTGGCCGCCGATTACTTCCAATCGCACCTCAAAGGAACCGACGCGGCCCAGCTCGATCGACTGACGCCGGCGGACTGGTACGAGGCCCTTTGGCTCCAAATAGACCGGCTGCTGGATTGCGGCGGCGCGCCCACTCCGCAACACGCCGACCGGCTGATTCAGGCCGCCGCGCTTGCCGTGGCCGCTCGGCTGTCGTGGGACCGCCTGCAGGCGCCCGGCGAGAGCGGCGAAGTCATGCGTCCGGAGGCCGCGCCATGACCAACAAGCAGGCTCCGCTGTTCTACGGCGACGACCCGGCCGGCGAGTACGAGGTCGAGGTCTACGACCACATCAATCTCCACTTCGACGGATCCACTTTCAACGGCCAGATCGATGCGATTCATCCGCGCGCACGGGAAGTCACCGTCGCCTACGACGATCACCAGGATCGGTACCGCACGACGGGTAACCCTCGCCGCAAACGCTGCCGCGTCCAGGTTCGCTTGGTCGACCTGGTCAGGAGGGACGGCTGATGCCCACGATTGACGAGGTCAAGGCCGCCAAGTGGCGCCTCTCTGTTCACATGGACGCTGCCGATCACGCGGAGAGCATCTTCAAGAGCGATCAAGTGCCGGGGCTTTGGATTGTCGATCGCTGCCCGCGCGGCCGTCGTCCCCCAAAGGCGCGCATGGGCCGCGTCTTGATGGTTGATGGCCGGCTGGACGAATTCACGGACCTGGCCGCCGCCGTGGCCGCGCTCAATGAGGGAGGCACGCCATGACGCCGAGGCAACTCGCCGCCGCGCAGGCAATTCAGAAGTTCATCAAGGAAAACGGTCACTCGCCCAGCATTCGGGAATTGGGCGGCTTGCTGGGGTGCGGCGCGACGACGGCGCACTGGTTGGTGAAGCAGCTGCGCGAGCGCCGGATCGTTCGGTCACTGCCGGGCCACTTCCGCGCGCTGGCGCTCACTCAGCGAATTCCAGATGGCCCCGGCGTCGACTGCGTCGACCTAGTCGACCATCTCCGCCGGCAACAGGAGTTCTCACGCCGGACGTTCGGCCCCGGCCGCAATACGGCAGCGCTGCTCGATCACATCCGCAAGGAGTTGGTCGAGATTGAAGCCGCGCCGACAGACCTGATCGAGTGGATCGACGTCGTCTTGCTTGCCCTGGACGGGGCTTGGCGGGCCGGATGGTCGCCCGAAGAGATCGCCGCGGCATTGGAAGCCAAACAAGCCCTCAACGAAACGCGCAAATGGCCAGACTGGCGCACCGCCGAACCCGGCCGCGCCATTCAGCACGTCGAGTGACGCTGGCATGAACGCCGTTCGCCCGAGAATTGGGGGGGGCTGGCCTTGCGCGGCCCGCGACGTACTGCCCGGCCAGATTTGGGCCTTTTCGGATCACCGGTCGATGGCCCAGGTGATCGCCGCTGAGGAAGGGAGCATTCAGATGTCCCCACTCGCACAACACCTTCTCGACTTGGATGTCGCCGCTTCGGCGCTGGCCAATGCTCTCGGCCGTACCGACCGGGCAGCTGACGTGCGCCGCAAGATCAAGGAACTGCGGCTGGCCGCGAGCCCTCTCGTCCTCGCCGACCTGGCCGTCAATCCGTCCCAGCTGCCGCCGACCGAGGCGGTCAAGCTGGTTATCGATCACGCAGTGGCCGCCGGCGTGGACTGGCAGACGCTCGCCGCGCTGTTCAACACGGCGAGCGAGCGGCGTGCAGCGGGCCGCCCATGACGGCAGACCGGACCACCAAACCGACAATCGTTGAGGATCTCGACCGGGATGAGCTTCTGGTGCTGCTGCGCAATAGCTGCGCGCTTTTCGCCATCAAGGAAAGAGACCTCGTCAAGGCGCAATGGCTGATTGCTGGCGATCGGGAGCGGATCTGGCGTGAGCAAGCCCTGGCCAAGTCGCGGGAGGTCGTTGCGCTCGCGGGACGGCTCGACGCGGCGCGGGAGAAGATCAATGCCGCCGCCGCTACCTTCACGCCGACGCGCGACGGGGCGGACGAATTCGCCAAGGTCGGCGGCCTCTTGGCGAGGGCCTGGAGCGCCTATACGTCCGCATCTCGCGAGCTGGATGCCTTGGAGGCCCGCGCGGCACGTTACGAGCGCCGCGCCGATCGCCTATGGCAAAAGCTTGAGGAGATGTCCAGATGACCGCGAATTCCTCGTGGCTCCGGTGGTCTTTTTCTCGCCGCCTCGGCCGCATCTTCGCCCTATTCCTTCAGGCGATCGGCGCGGCGACATGCCTGATCATGCTCTTTCATGCCGTCGCCATAGCAATCAACCAGGTGATGCGATGAGTGGACCACGCGGCAAACAACGCGCCAACTCGTCGCCGACAACAAGCAAACCGGTCGCCGACCCCCGCCGCAAGGCGCTGATCGCCAAGATTCACGTCGCCAAGGCCCAGCTCGGCCTGGACGAGGCCACCTACCGCGCCCTGGTCGAGCGAGTCACCGGCAAGACCAGCAGCAAGGACGCGTCGACCGGCAAACTGGTCGACCTGGTCAATGAATTGAAGGCGCACGGCTTCAGGGACGGGGGCGCCTTCCGGCCGAGCGTCAAACCGGACGTACGCAAGATCTATGCGTTATGGGGCGAACTAAAGCGCCTCGGCGCCCTGGAAAACCCCTCCCGCGCGGCCCTTCGTGCGTTTTGCGCCCGGATGACCAGCGCGGGCGGCGCAGCAACTGGCCCGGAATTCCTCACCCCTCTGCAATGCCGCGCGGTCATTGAGGGGCTGAAGGCGTGGAGTGAGCGCGAAAGAGCAAAATGATGAGCGAGGACGCGGCCCAGATTCACCGCCTACTACTGCCGGACCTATTGCGCAGACTCGCAGAGCGGTTCGGCCTGGCCATAGCGTTGCGCTTTGCCGCCGATTTCGGCGGCCGGCTTCTTTATCTTCCAAAAAAGGCCGCTTCCGATCACCACATCGCCGTCGCCGTCGGGCTTCCCGTCCTCGAATGGCTGATCGGGGAATTTCGTCCCGGCGAAAAAGTACTCGTGCCGCTTGGTCCCCACTCTTCCTACAGCAGGCGAATCGCCGAGATACGACGTCTATTGCAAGCGGGCGAAAGTGCCGCCACGATTGTGCAAATCGTGCAGTGCCATGGGCGCACCGTTCGTCGGCACCGGAAGACTTTGCGTGAACGAGATGATCGACAAGGAAAACTGCTGTAGCCGGCGCAGCTCGGCGAAAACCGATCGAAATGCGAGAATCATAACTCTTCGTCGGGCCGGCAGGACCTATGAAGAGATCGCCAGGGAATTCTCGCTCTCTCGCGGACGGGTTCGGCAGATCATCGTTCACTATGAACGCGGCCTGAGGCTTCTGGCGGCCAAATCCTGACGGCGGGACACCTGTCCCTAACGCATTGGGTCGACCTCCCGATCCATCCTCATCCCAACCGATCACCCTTCGGTTGAGGCATCATGTCCAACGACCCCGTCTTCGATCAGGCCCTCGCGTTCGTGCTGTCGCACGAAGGCTCCAGCTATGTCGACGATCCCGCCGACCCGGGCGGGGCAACCAAATTCGGCATCAGCCTGCACGAGCTGCAGGCTCTCGGCCATCTGGCCGGACTCGACATCGACATCAATCGCGATGGTCATGTCGACGCCCGCGACATCGCCGCCCTCACCCAGGACGAGGCGGCCCTGATCTACCGGGAAGCCTATTGGGACAAATGGGCGTACGGCCGGATCAATGATCCGTCCGTGGCCGCCAAGGTCTTCGACCTGGCCGTCAACATGGGGCCGGGACAAGCCCACCGGATGGTGCAGCGCGCCATCCGCTCGGCTTGGGTCCCGACGGCCGAGGACGGCATCCTCGGTTCGCAGACCCTGTCCGCCATCAATGCGGCATCGCCTGCCGCGCTCTATGCCGCCCTCAAGTCCGAGGCGGCCGGCTTCTACCGTTGGCTCGCCGCCACCAAGCCGGCGTTGGGGAAATTCCTCGACGGTTGGCTCAACCGCGCTTACTCGAACCCAGGAGCTGCCCAATGAAGGGCTACCGCACTATTGTTTTCAATCTGATCATGGGCGTCGGCGCAGCCATCGGCCTGCAGATCGCCCCCGATGCCGCCCAGCATTGGGCGACAATCGTGATCGTCGTTTGGATGGGAGGCGCCCTGCTGCTGCGCTTCCTGACCACCACTCCGGCGTTCAAGACGCTTCCGCCCGATGTCCAGCGCGTCGCGTCCGAGATTGCCGGGTCCGTGCCGACCGGCAAGGTTCTGTATTCGGCCGTCTCGGCCGTCGATTCGGCACTTTCGGCGGCTGCTCCGGCGACCGGAGGCGCCACCATCACCGGGCCGCCTGCCGACCTGGTCGGCTTGGCGACTTCGATCACCAACGCGCTTGCCACCGTCCAGGCCGTCCACGCCCAGGTCGCCGCCGCGCTGAGCGCCGGCAAAGACGCGGTCGGTGCAGCTTTGCCCGCCGTCACCGCCGACGCGGCCTCGGACGATGCGGCTAAGTCGGTCGACGCCGTCGACGTCGACCCGGCCGCCGTTCCCGCGCCAGGAGGCGCTCCGCCGTCCGCCGACGCCGCCGTCGCGCAGGCCGCTCCAGGCGTGCCGTCCCCCAACACCACCGTTGTCCAGTGAGGTCGCCATGAGAACCCTCATTTCGTGCGCCTGCGCGCTTTTGGTTGCCGCCTGCCTGGCGGCCTGCAATTCGGACGGCACTTTGACCGTCAAGTCCCAGAACATCCTCAATAGTACCGTCCATGTGACCTGCGCCCTCGATCCGACGGTCAACGCCCTGGCCCAGGGCGGCATGACCATCGCCGCCGTCGCCGCGCCCGAAGCTGCCCCGGCCCTGTTGATTGCGAAGCCGGCCGACGCACTGGCGCACCAAGCGGTGATGGATGCCTGCGCAGGGGTGGCTCCGAACAGTGTGCCGGTGGGAGTCAGCGTGGCCGTCCCGGTGGCCACGCCGGCCGACGTGTCGGCGAAGCCTTAGCGGGACGGCGCCATGGGCCAGCTCATCCTCCAGTTCTGCGGCTTCGATTCGACCATCGCCAAAATCATCACCTGGGGCACCCAGGGTGAATTCGAGCTGGGCGGCAAGAAGATCTATATCGGGCACGTCGATGTCGTGACGGACCTCGGGCTGCTCGGCGCCCAGCACCAGGATGGCCTTGGCGGCAGGCCATCAGGCGTCTGGGTGCGGCCCTTCGATTACCTGTCAAGCTGCGGCGGGATTAACCCTGTTCGCGTCGCCATCGACTGCTCCGATGAAGGCTATCTCGCCGCCATGGCCTTTGCCGAGGCGCAGGTTGGCAAGCCCTATGACACCGTCGATATGCTTCAGAATTTCCTGCTCGAGCGCGACTGGCGCGACCCCAACGCGTGGTTCTGCTCGGAGTTGGCGATCGAGACGGTTAACCACGCCAAGGTCTTTCGATTCCCGCTGGCCGCCGAGTGCAATCGCGTCGCGCCGTCGCTGGCATACGCCGTTGTCTCCACCTACGGACGCGTCTACGCCGTCGCGGCAAACGACGCGCTCGCGGCCGGATTGGCAGCGACGTGATGGCCGACATCATCGACCTGGCGCAACAACGCGAGGAGGCGGATCGGGAAGCGGCTTTGACCGCCTTCCAGAACCGCCCTCGGCCGAAAGGCGAGAGCGCCTACCTGTGCGCGAGCTGCGGCGAACGCATCGACGAACAGCGGCGGCGCGCCGTTCGAGGAACGCAGTTCTGCACCTTTTGCGCCCAGCGGCTCGATGGGGGACGGTGACATGGTCAATTCCGATTGGCCCGCCTGGGTCGATCTGCTGTTCAGGGGGCTGGCAGCCATCGGCGGCGTGGTGGGTCTGATCGGCGGCCTGGTGATGGCCTTGGCGCACCGCACTTTCGCCACCAAGGACGAAGTGGAACAGAGCTTCAAGGACCACCAGGGCACGCACAAGGAACTCGAGAAGCAGCTGGCCGATGGAGCGAAAGAATTCGCGACCATCAGAGCCGATCTATCCCACCTTCCGGACCAGGGCGATATCGCCGAGGTGAAGGACCGCATCGCCGCGCTTGAGGGGACAGTGTCCGCCGCGGTGGCGACGATCGAAGGCATGCGCGAAGGACTGAAACGGATCGAGCGCCCGTTGAACCTCCTGCTCGAACATCACTTGAAGGTGCCGTCATGAGCATCGCTTCCCTTCTGGCCGAACACCAGCGGCTGTCGATCCTCCGTTTCCTGGCCGACAGCGTCGAGTACACGCGCAACGTGCCCGTCCTGCAAGACGGGTTGGAAGCCCTCGGCCTCTCGGCGTCCCGCGATCAGGTCGAATCGATGGCTGCGTGGCTCGAAGAACAGGGCCTGGTCACCGTCGAGAAGATTGTCGAGGTCAAGGTGGTCAAGCTGACCAGGCGCGGCGCCGACGTTGCCGCCGGCCGCGCCGTGGTGCCCGGTATCAAGCGCCCTTCGCCGGGTGAATGAGATGGGCCGCCGGTCGTCGATCAAGACGCTGCCCGCCGAGATCAAGCGGGAGGTCGACCGCCTGCTGGCCGAGGGACGCTTCACGCTCGACCAGATCGTCAGCCATTTGAGAAACCTGGGCGTCACCGTGTCGCGATCGGCGACCGGCCGCTACGCGCGGGAGTTCGGGGAAATTTCCAGCCAGATGCGGGAAGCTCGCGAGGTCGCCACGTCCTTCGCCCAGGAGCTGGGGGCGATCCCCGACAACGACATGGGCCGCACCCTGGTCGAGATGCTTCACCACCTGATCTTCAAGCAGATACTGGCGCAGAGCCGCAGCGAAGATCCGGATGTCTCGACCAAGGACCTGATGCAGCTCGCCAAGGCGCTCAAGGATGCCGCCGGCACCAACAAGCTGTCCGTCGACCTGGAGCTGAAGATCCGGGACGAGGTGGAGAAGCAGACCAAGGCGGCCGTCGTCAAAGCGACCGAGATCGTCGCCAAGGAACGCGGCCTCAGCTCCGACACCATCTCGGCCATCAAGGCGCAGATCCTCGGCGTCAAAGTGGGGGCGTGATGTCGGCCGCCGGCCCGGTCTCCAAGGAGGAGTGGGCGAAACTGCGCCGCCGGGCATGTCAGTCTCTTCCCGGCTGGCTGGCCGAGCAGCTGGATCCGGACGATCTGCCTGCCGTTCTTTTGCCCTACCAGCAGCGGCTGCTGTCGACCACGGCGAGCCACCAAGTCACCTTCGTCGAGAAATCGCGGCGCACCGGCTATACCTGGGCGGTCGGTGCCGACGCCGTGCTGGCCTCGGCCGCCGCGCGCTCGGCCGGCGGCATGGACTCTCTTTATATAGGCTACAACCTCGACATGGCCCGCGAGTTCATCGACGTCTGCGCCATGTGGGCCAAGGCGTTCAACCAGGTGGCCAGTGAGGTCCACGAATTCATCTTCAAGGACAAGTCGGCCGACGGCGACAAAGAGATCCAGGCCTTCCGCATCACTTTCGCCTCGGGCTACGAGATCTGCGCCCTGTCTTCCCGGCCGCGCAGTCTGCGCGGACGTCAGGGCTACGTGATCATCGACGAAGCGGCCTTCCACGACGACCTGCCCGAGCTGTTGAAGGCGGCGCTCGCCCTGCTCATCTGGGGGGGGAAGGTGCTGGTGATCAGCACGCACGACGGCGACACCAACCCGTTCAACCTGGAGATCGAGGAGATCAAGAAGGGCCGCAAGCCCTATGCCCTGATCACGCTCGATTTCGACCAGGCGCTGCAAGATGGGCTCTATCAGCGGATCTGCCTGGTCACCGGCAAGACCTGGTCGCCCGAGGGCGAGGCCGAATGGCGCGAAGGCATCATCGCCTTCTACGGCGAAGCGGCCGACGAGGAACTGTTCGTCATCCCGGCGACCGGTTCGGGCACGTATATCCCGTCCGTGCTGATCGAGCGGCAGATGCGGCCCGGTATTCCGGTCGTCCGCTGGGAGTGCGACAGCGCCTTTCTGCAGCTGGCCGACCATCTGCGCACGGGAGAGGCGCGCGACTTCTGCGAACGCGAACTCAAGCCGCTGCTGGCCAAACTTGACCCCCGGCTGATGTCGTTCTTCGGCGAGGACTTCGCCATGACGGGCGACCTTACCGTCTTTTGGCCGATCCAGCTCGGCCACGACATGGTTCGCCGGGCGCCCTTCACCGTCGAGCTGCGCAACGTGCCCTACGCCCAGCAGCGCGAGATCCTGTGGTACGTCGTTGACCGCCTGCCGCGTTTTGTCGCCGGCGCCATGGACGCCACCGGCAATGGCGCGCCGCTCGCCCAGGAAACCGCCACCAAGTACGGCCTGGAACGGATCGCCGAGGTCAAGATCAACGAGGCTTGGTACCGCGAGACCGGCCTCAAGTTCAAAGCCGCCTTTGAAGACGGTTTAACCGAGCTGCCGCGTGACGACGCGGTCTTCGTCGATCACCGCGCCATCAAGCTGGTGCGCGGCGTCGCCCATGTCCAACGCCAAGCCGTGGCCACCGGCAAGGGCGAAGACGCGGCCAAGGGCAAAGCCGGCAAGCAGCGCCACGGCGACAGCGCCATCGCCCATTGGATGGCCTATTTCGCCAGCCTGATCGAGGTCGAGGAATACGGCTACACGCCGGCGGTCACGCACCCCCCCGTCGACCCCGACGATGATGATGAGCCCCGCGGCTGGCGCGACCGCGGCGGTTACTTTGGATCTGGAGCTTGGTGATGACGGGTTTGGTGGACCAATACGGCGTTCCGATCGATCGCCAGCGGCTGCTGGTCGAGCAGGCCGCGCCGTCGCTCACCTCGGTGCGCAACATCATTTCCGGCCATCCGGCCGAGGGATTGACCCCCGAACGGCTTGGCTGGCTGCTGCGCGAGGCCGAGTTCGGCGAAGCGCGCGCCTACCTTGAGCTGGCCGAGCAGATGGAGGAACGCGACCTCCATTACCTGGGCGTCCTCGGCAAGCGCAAACGTGCCATTGCCCAGCTCGCGACGACCGTGGTCGCCGCCTCGGAGAGCGCCGACGACAAGGCCGCCGCTGAGCTGATCCGCACCTTCCTCGGCCGGTTGGAGCTGCAGGACGAGATCTTCGACATCCTCGACGCCATCGGCAAGGGATACAGCGTCACCGAGATCATTTGGGACGTGTCCGGCAATCAGTGGATGCCGAAGAAGCTGAAGCACCGCGATCCCCGCTGGTTCCGGCACTCGCTGATCGACGGCGACACCCTGGAGCTGTGGGACAATGCCGGCTTCCTGCCGATGGCGCCTTACCAGTTCGTCGTCCACACCGCCAAGGCGAAGAGCGGGCTGCCGATCCGCGGCGGCCTGGCCCGCGCGGTGGCGTGGAACTACCTATTCAAGAACTTCGACGTCAAGAGCTGGGTGATCTTCGCCGAGACCTACGGCCATCCGTTGCGGGTCGGCCGTTACGGGCCGGGAGCCACCGTCGAGGACAAGAAGGCGTTGCTGACGGCGCTCCGCAACATTGCCCAGGACTGCGCGGCGATGATCCCGCAGAGCATGGGGTTGGAGTTCGTCGAGAGCAAGATGGGCACCGCCGGCCATGAGCTGTTCGAGAAGATGGCCGATTGGTTCGACAAGCAGACCAGCAAGGCCGTCCTCGGCCAGGTCGGCACCACCGACGCGATTGCCGGCGGCCACGCCGTCGGCCGCGTCCACAAGCAGGTGGAAGAGGATATCGAGCGGGCCGACGCCAAGGCGCTGGAGGCGACGCTCAACCGCGACCTGGTCAAGCCGATCGTCGACCTTAACATGGGGCCGCGTCCGCGCTACCCGCTGCTGAAGATCGTCGTCGAGGATGCCCAGGACGCCATCCAGCTGGCCAACGCGGTGGGCGCCATGGTCGACCGCGGCCTGCAGGTCAGCCAAGCCGACATGCGCCAGCGCCTCGGCCTGGCCGAACCGAAGCCGGGCGATCCCGTCCTGGTCCCGGCGACATCCGGCGGCGGCGATCTCGCCCCGGCGCCGGCGCCGAATACCGGGCTCTCCGCGCACGGCGCCGCCGCCGGCAACGCGGCGGCCGACAACGACTCGATCGACACATTAATTAATGAGCAGCTGGCCGACTGGAAGCCTCTGGTCCAGCCGTTGCTGCAGCCGGTCGAGCGGCTGCTGGGCGAATGCTCCAGCTATGAGGAGTTCCTCAAGCGGCTGCCCGGCGTGGTGCCGAAGATGGATGCCAAGGCGCTGACCGAGGCCCTGGCGCGCTGCGCCTTCGCCGCCCGCCTGGCCGGCGAGACCGAGGCGGATATTGGCAGCAATTGATCTTCCGGCGCTGCCGCCGGAAGAGGCAATCGCCTATTTCCGGGCCAAGGGGCTGCACCTCGATCCGACCTGGTCGTGGCACGACGCGTGGCAAGCCGATCACGCCACCGCCTTTACCGTCGCCAAGAGTGCCGGCTTCGATATCCTCAAGGACGTCCACCAGTCGGCCGAAGAGTCCCTGAAGAACGGCACCGGCTTCGGCGATTTCAAGCGCGCCCTGATACCCGCACTGCAGGCTAAAGGATGGTGGGGCAAACAGGCGGCGGTCGATCCGCAACATCCCGAGCTGGGGCCGCAGGAGGTCCAGCTCGGGTCGGTCCGCCGGCTGAAGACCATCTTCGATACCAACATCCGCATGGCGCACGCCGCCGGCCGGTGGAACCAGATCGCCCGCGTCGCGGCTGAGCGGCCCTATCTCCGCTATACCGCGGTGCTCGACAGCAAGACCAGGCCGATGCACCGGCTCTGGCACGGAACGGTCCTTCCGGCCGTTCATCAATGGTGGAAGACCCATTTCCCGCCCAACGGCTGGTTCTGCCGGTGCGCCGTCCAGTCCCTATCCGATCACGACCTGGCACGTTATGGCTTCACGGTCAGCGAAGGACCGCCGGCCGATCCAGCGCCCCCTCGCGCCTACACCAATCCGCGCACCGGCGAAGTGTCCTTGGTGCCCGATGGAATTGACCCCGGCTTCGCCTATAATCCCGGCGAAGCCGCCCTCGACGCCCACGCCGCCAGGGTGTCGGCGGCCAAGTGGATCGATGCGCCTCCCGCCCTGACGGCGGCCGACCAGGCGGCCAGCATCGATTTCCTGCGTCCGCTGCTGACCAGGGACTTCGGCGGATGGGTCGACGGCTTGGCGCAACAAATCGCCGACAAAGCGTTCAGGGCACGCGGCGACATGCGGGTGGCGGGAGCCCTGACGACCGAGGTTCTCGACTTCCTCGCCGCCAGGTCGATCGTGCCGGAAAGCGGCGCGGTGACCGTTACCGATGCCGTCATCGCCCACATGCTGCGCGGCGCCAAGGCCGCGCGCAGCGCCGCGCTGCCGATCGGCGACCTGCGCGTGCTTCCCGACATCATCACCGAGCCTGAACAAATTCTGTGGGACAGCCAGGATCCGGCCCTGCTCTACGTCTACGACGCGGGCGATAAGACCGGCAAGATCGTCGTGGTGGTCGACTTCAAAGGGAAGGTTAGCCGGGCCAAGGTGGTGACCAATGCCATCCGCACCGGCGGCCTGGTCCGGCCCAACGATCTCGCCGAGGCGTTGCCCGACGGCGCGCCGCGATATATCGATATAGGGGACGCACCGTGATCGTCGGGGGGTACGCCACTCTCCCCGTAACGACCGGCCTTGCGGCAAGCCCAACCGGACCGGCGGTTTCCCGATTGTCGCGGCGACCACGGCTGAAAGCCATTATCGGGCGGCTGGGACGCCCTTTCAACTATCACTTTCGGCAAGGGCCTTTTTCGGGCCGCTGGGGTGGCATCGTCCTTTCGGGCGTCCAGTTGCCGGCGATTTTTTTAAACGCGGTTTTAAACGCCCGTAGAGAGAACCAGCGGCAAATTCTTGCGCTGGGGCATCCATTGCGCGATCCTGGCATGGTCACCGCCAAATATGGGGCCGGACACCTGTCCGGATGTTCGGCCCTTGCCGCCGTCCATATCCTGCCCGTCGACCATCAGCGGGGCCAGGGATGACCGCAGCTACACTCTTTTCCGAACTCGCCGTCCGCGGCCTGGTAATTTCGGCGCACGCCGCCACCATCACCGGGGACGGCGCGCCGCCCGAGTGGATCTGCATCATGCCGGCGGGAACCTTCCGCGGCGTCGACGGGCGCGGCCCCTTCACGCTGAAAGATCCGGCGGCGGTGATCGCCGCGTCCTTGAAGGATCGCGGCATGGTGGCGCTGGACTACAACCACCAGACCATCTTCGCCTGCCTAAAAGGAGGAACCGCCCCGGCGGCGGCCTGGATCGACCGCATGGAAGTCCGAGACGGCGCGATCTGGGGCCGTCTCGTCGACTGGACGCCGGAAGGCGCGCAGGCGGTCGCCAGCAAGTCCTACCGTTTCGTGTCGCCTGCCTTCCAGCACGACAAGACCACCGGCGAAGTCCGCCGGATCGACAGCGTCGGCCTGGTCAACAACCCGAACCTTGCCGAGCTTCCCGCCATCGCCAGCCAAACCGGAGATCACATGGACGAATTGCTCCAGGCACTCCGCTCGGCGCTCGGCCTTCCGGCCGACGCCGACCAGAACGCCATCATTCAATGTTGCCGCCAGTTCCGTGGCACCAGCACCACCACGGCCGCCGCGTTGCTTCCCCTCGCCACCACCCTCGGCCTGGCGGCCAATGCGTCGATCGAGGGCATCGTCAAGGCCGCCCAGGACAAGCTGGCCACCGGCGCCCCCGATCCGGCCAAGTTCGTGCCGATGAGCGCGTTCGCCGAGCTGCAGGGCAAGGTGGCCGAGCTGACCGGCGCCGCGGTCAAGGGCGCCGCCGATAAGGCGGTGGCCGACGCCATGGCCGCCGGCAAGGTTACCCCGGCGCTCAAGGACTGGGCGCTGGCCTATGCCGCCAAAGATCCGGATGGGTTCGCCGGATGGGTCAAGGCGGCTCCCGCCATCGTCATCCCCGGCGGCAACGCGCCGTCGGGCGGCCTGCCGCCCGGAAGTGCAGCAGTTCCCGATGAGGCTGCCCAGGCCGTTTGCGCGGCGCTCGGCATCTCGATGGACGCCTTCAAGAAAGAAGCCGCGAAGGAGACGGCACGATGAGCCTGATCGCCGACAAAATCACCCTGGGCAAGGATGGAAAACTCCGTTCGCTGCCCGTCGCCGCCGGCAAATACATCTATGCGGGCGCCCTGGTGGTCAATTCCGCCACCGGCTTCGCCGAACCCGGCCTGACCGCCGCCAACGTCACCGCCGTCGGCCGCGCCGAGCAATACGCCGACAACACGCTGGGCGCCGACGGGGCGATCAACGTGCAGGTGCGCCGGGGCATCTTCGCGTTCGCCAACTCGACGGGCGCCGACGCCATCAGCCGGGCCAATATCGGCCAGACCTGCTACGTCGTCGACGACGAGACGGTGGCGCTCACCGGCGCCCCGAGTTCCGGCACCAACACCCGCAGCGCCGCCGGCCGCGTCTTCGACGTGGACGCCGATGGCGTGTGGGTCGAGATCCTCTAGGGAGCGCATCGCATGATCATCAATCAGGCCAATCTTCAGGCCGCCTTCACCGGCTTCAAAGTAATCTTCCAAAGCGCCTTCGATGCCGCGAAGGTCAGTTACGACAGGATCGCCACCACGGTGCCGTCGACCACCAAGCAGGAGGTCTATCCCTGGCTGGGCAAGACCACCCGCTTCCGCGAATGGGTCGGCAGCCGCGTCGTGCAGGGCCTGGCGGCCCATGATTTCACCATCAAGAACAAGCACTACGAGAACACCGTCGGCATCAGCAAGGATGATTTCGAGGACGACAGCTACGGCATCTACACGCCGGTCATCGCCCAGATGGGCGAGGACAGCCGCGTCCATCCCGACATCCTGGTGTACGGGCTGCTGAAGACCGGCATCAACACCAAGTGCTACGACGGCCAGTACTTCTTCGACACCGACCATCCCAGCTTCAACGCCGACGGCAGCCCCACCCAGGCGGCCAACGTCGATAGCGGGGGCACCGGACCTTACTGGTACCTGTTCGACACCTCGAAGGTGGTCAAGCCGATCATCTTCCAGAAGCGCAAGGATTATCTCTTTGTCCCGCGCACGCGGCCGGACGACCCCCACGTCTTCGATCTCAACGAGTTCCTCTACGGGGTCGATGCGCGCGTCAACGTCGGGTTCGGCCTGTGGCAGCTCGCCTACGCCTCCAACCAGCCGCTGGACTCGACCCATTACGGCGCCGCCCGCGCGGCCCTGGCCTCGTTGCGCGGCGAGAACGGCGACGCCCTGTCCATCATGCCGGACCTCCTGGTCGTTCCGCCGGCCCTGGAAGGCGCCGCCAATACCATCATCAAGGCCGAGGTGATCAACCAGACCAGCAACGTCTGGAAGGGCACCGCCGACGTCCTGATGACCGCCCGCGTGGCGTAAAGGGGGGCGATGGCGAAGATTCTTCGCATTACTTCCAGGACGCACGGGTTCCGGCGATGCGGCGTCGCCCACCCGAGCAAGGCGGTCGATCACCCGCTCGGCAAGTTCACCGAGCAGCAGATCGAACTGCTCAAGGCCGAGCCGGAGCTGGTGGTCCAAGAAATGGACGTGCCCGACAAGCCGAAGGGCAAAGGCAAGGAGCCGTCGGCCGCCTGACCCGGCCGATGACGGGAGCCGCGCCCGGCCTCGATCGGGGCGCGGTTTAATCAGGGTTTAAACGATGGCTTATGCGGTGCTGCAGGATCTGATCGACCGGTATGGAGCGCAGGAGCTGACCGCGCTGACCGACCGCGCCGGCGCCGGCGAGCCGGACGCCGCGGCAATCGGCCTGGCGCTCGACGACGCCTCGCAGCAGATAGACAGCTATCTGGCCTCGCGCTACCTGCTGCCGCTCAACCCCGTGCCGCCGGCGGTGGTCCGCTGGTGCTGTGATATCGCCCGCTTCTATCTCTACAAGGACGAGGTTTCGGACGCGGTAAAGACGCTCTACGCCTCGGCGATCGGCGCCCTGAAATTGGCCCAGGCCGGCGCCTTGACCTTGGAAGCCGCGGCAATCGACGCGCCGACCACCGGCGGCGCCGCGGTCCTCGAAGGGCCGCCGCGGATGTTCGACACCCATCGGCTGCGGCGGTACTGATGGCCTGGTCTTTTTCCATCACGCTAGACGACGACCCGGCCACGCAGGCATTGGCCGCCCTGAACGGTCGCTCCGGCGACTTGCGGCCGGCGCTTGATGCGATCGGCGAAAGCCTCATGCTGGCGACCGATCTGCGGTTCGAACGCGAAGAAGACCCGGACGGCAGTCCCTGGGCGCCTCTGGCGCCGGCTACCGCCAAGCGCAAGGCGAAGCTCGGTCACGAGCGCATCCTTCAGCTTTCCGGGCGGTTGCGTGGCTCGATTACCCGCACCGTCGACGAGTCGAGCGTGACAGTCGGCACCAACCTTCCCTATGCGCGGATTCATCAGCTTGGTGGCGAGATCACCAAGTACGCCCACTCGCGCCAGGTCCTGCGCCGGTTCGTCGAAACCAAAGGAGGCGGCCGGCAGCTTCTCCAGGGCTTCGCCAGGCGGGCGGTCGCCAATTTCGCCAGCTGGCACGAGGTTCCGGAACACGCCATCAGGATACCGGCGCGGCCATTCCTCGGCATCAATGACGACGACCGGGAGAACGCGGTTGCGGTTCTCCTCGATCATATCCTCGGGAGGGCTCGTTGATCGACCCGGATCTGATTATCGCACAGGCCGAATCGCTGCAGCTTTTCAAGCTGATCGGAGGCGCCGCCGACGCCGCCGCGTTGGTCGGTACCGGGCAGGCCTTGGGCGACGGCCCGAACGCCTACGTCCTCCCCACCGTCGACGATCCTCAGCCACCCCGCGGCCTCGGCGCGCCCCAGCCGGTCACCAGCACATTCGGGCTTCTGATCATGTTGCGGCGCCACGGGGATCCGACCGGCGCTCTCGGCATGGCGCAGATCAAGATCCTGCAAAGGCGCCTGCATGCCGGGTTCCTGGGCTGGAAGGCGCCGGACTGCCAGCCCTGTTACTGGCGCGGCGGCCGGCTGCTGCATTTCGACAAGTCCTCGCTGTGGTGGCTGGAGGAGTTTGCCTGCGTCACCACCGTCGTTCCGACCTTGAGGCCATAGGAAGGCCAATGTCCGATGAAATCACCGATAGCGCGCGCGGAGCAGGGGTGGCGGCCGAACCGCCCGCCGGGGAGGCTTCGCCGACCTCCCCGGCGCCCCCGGATGCCACGGGCGAGCTGAACGCCTGGTTCGTCCGGCACATCCCGAACAGCCGCTACTCGCGCGATACCCGCGCCTACAACGCCATCTTCAACGCCATCGCCGCGATCAAAGCGGCGATGGCCGCCACCAGGGAGTAACACATGCCGCTTGCCGTTTTCGGCCCCGGTTCGATCTACGTGACCCGGACCGACATCGCCAACCAGACGCCCGTCAACATCGGCTACGCCAACGAGTTCAGTTACGACGAATCGGGCGACAACAAGGAACTCTATGGCCAAAAGCAGTACCCGCTGGACGTTGCGCGGTCGACCATCAAGGCGACCGGCAAGATGAAGGCGGCCAGGGTTTCCGGCATCGCGCTCAACGCCGCATTCCACGGCCTGACGTTCGTTGCCGGCCAGCTAGTGATGGCCGAGGCCGAGGCCGCCGCCGTGCCGGCCGCGACGCCCTTCACGGTTCAGGTTGCCAACTCCGTCGACTTCGACACCGACCTAGGCGTCATCTACGCCGCCACCGGCCTGCCGCTGCAGAAGACGACCGACGTGCCGGTCAAGGGTCAATATTCGGTCGCCAATGGCACGTATACGTTCGCGGCGGCGGACGAAGGCGCCCCGGTCAACGTCACCTACGCCTACAAGGTCGCCGCCAGCGGACAGTCGCTGACCGTCATCAATCAGCCGATCGGCACGACGCCGAAATTTCAGCTGGACTATTCGACCATCCATGACGGGAAGCCGTACTACGTCCGCTTCTACCGGTGCATCGCCAGCAAATTGTCGCGCCAGCACAAGCTCAGCGATTTCATGATGCCGGAGATCGACTTCTCGTTCATGGGCAACGACGCCGACCAGGTCTACACGGTCTCCTATCCCGAGGTGTCTTGATGAAGGCCGAGGTCACGATTGCGCTCGGCGGCCAGTCCTACAAGATCCGGCGCCTCACTCTCGGGCAGCAGCGTGCCCTTGGCATCGGCGTCGCCAAGGGCAATGAAGCGAAGCGGCAAAGCGACGAGACGGCGAAGATGCTTGCCGGCGCCGAGCTGATCGCAGCGCGGGCCAAGGCCGAAGGCGAAAGTTACGACTATTTCGTCGAGATCGTCGCCGCCGCCCTCAGCCGCGACCACCCGACGATGACCGCCGAGGCGATCTATGCCGTCGAGTCCGACCTGGATGAGATCTGCGCCGCGGCGCGGAAGATCCTGGCGTTCACGGGGTATGTGCCCGTGGGGGAAACGAGGGCGGCAGCGGCGTCGACTGGGGATGGCTCTACGGCCACATAGCCACGGTCTGCGGGTACACCTACCCGCAGATCGACGACATGACGCTGCCGCAGGTCGAAGAGCTGCTGGCGTACTGGCATGAGCATCCGCCGGTTCATTTCCTGGTTGCCGCCTACCTGGGCTACGAGCCGCCAAAGACGATCGAGCAGCAGTGGGCGGAAGGCGCCATGAATCCCGCGGATTTTGCGGCGCACAGCCGGGTGACCGGCGGCCGTGTCGAGGGCATCGGACGGGCATAGGGCGAGATGGCTGACAGCGTCGTTCAGATAAAGGTCCAGGCGGACGTAGGTGATCTCCAGGCCAACATGGCCAAGGGCGAGAGCGCGTTCAGCAAGTTTTCGACGACCGTTAATAGTACCTCCTCCGGCCTGGCCGCCGCCTTGAACGCCGCTGACGGCCAGGTCGTCAAATTCAGCGACAGCGCGGCCGGCCTGAGAGGCCAGTTCGACAGCCAGAGATCGGCGATCGCCGAAGTTGATCGGCAGTTCAAGGCCGGACTCATCGGGTCGGGCGAAGGCGCGGCCTTGGTCACCCGGATCAAGGAAGCCTTTGCGGCGAGCGCCACGGAGGCCGGGGGCTTCGGCATAGCGACGGCAGGCGCCACCCGCGAGATCATCGTGCTTGGCCACGAAATGGTCTCGGGCAACTTCACGCGCATCCCCGGATCGCTGATGGTCCTGGCCGAGCGGATGGGGGGTCTTTCCCTGTCGGCCATGGGGGCGGCCGGCGCCGTCGCGGCTCTCGGCTACGGTCTCTACGAGCTGATCGAGTATCTGGCGACGGTCAACACGGCGATCGACCAGCTCGGCGGCACGATGGCCCAGATGGGCAACGGCGCCCAGTTCTCGGCCGCAACGGCGCGCCAGGCGGCGCGCGACCTGGCCGACGGTTACAATGTCGGCACCAAGGCCGCCATCGAGTCGATGAACGCGATGGAGCAGGTTGCTTCGGCGACCCAGGCAAACAAGGCCGTCCTGGTCGACCTGGCGGTAGCCTGGGTGCAGATGGGGGCGGCCGGGAAGGCATCGGACGACCAGGTCGTCAAGGGAGTCGAGGCTATCCGCAGCGCCGTTGCCGGGGGCGCCTCGTCGATCAGGTCGTTCCTGGCCGCCCACCAGCTGTTGACGCCGGAATACGCCAAGGAATTGGACGGTGCCCAGCAGTTCAACGACTCGCTGCGGGCGCAAGGGGTGCTGATCGAGGCCCTGAAGGGGCGCGTCGGCGACTACGCCCAGGCGCTCCGGGCGTTCAATACGCAGCAAACCGGCCTGGTCAGTTTCGGCGAGACATTCGCCCTTACCCCTACCGATACCAAACGGCCGGACCCGGCCAAGTTCGGCGGCGCGGCGGCGAACGCCGGGCAGTTGCAGGATTACCAGAACCAGAGCCAGGTCGTATCGCAGACCCGCGAGGTCATCGCCCAGGTCACCGCTCAATGGACCGGCGCCAAGGCCGAGCTGGACGCCACGGTCGCCCAGATCTGGCAGAACGTCGTCGACCAGACCAAGACCGGCGGCAAGACGCTGGAGACGCTGGATCAGGAGCTGTTGAACGCCCGGCGCCAGGCCCGTCAGTCGGCCGGCCAGGACGCGGTCGGCCAGGAGCGGCTGACCATGTCCGCCCTGCAGGCGGCGCAGGGCGCCGGGCACGCCGGCATCCTGCAGGCGGAGATCGCCTCGTCCCAGCGGCTGCTGTCCAACGCCAACCTGTCGGCCGACGAACGCCGCAACATCGAGATCCAGCTGAACGGCCAGCTGGCCCAGCTGCGCAGCCAGCAGGCGTCGACCGCCTTGGACGCCGCCCGGCAATTGGTGCAGGACGCTCGCGCCGGCAGCCAGCAGCGCATCGCCGCGGCGACGGAAGAGGCGGAAACCGCGCGCCGGCTGTATGGCGAGGACTCGGCCGAGTACCGGCGCGCCTTGAACGACAAGCGGGCCGCCGAGCGCGAAAGCGCCAGGGAACGCCAGGAGATCGAGCGGCAAAACGCCGACGCCGACGTGGCGATCGCCAAGCTGGAGCTGGCGTCCAACAAGCAGCTGCTCGACGACGGCGTGGCCGAACACGCCGTCACGGCCCAGCAGAAGATCGAAATCCTGCGCGGGCTGACCGAGGCGGCCTACCAGGAAGACCTGCAGCGCCTGCAGGACGAGCTGGCCACCCTGGACGACACCACCAAGGAATACAACCGGATCTACAACGAGATCCGCAAGCTGAAGGCCCAGCACAACCAGGAGATGGCCACCCTCGACCGCCAGGCGGCCGACGAGACCAAGAAGGCCGCCGACGAGTCGGCCAGGGCCTGGGAGCAAGCCCTGTCACCGGCCTCGCGGGCGTTCGACAGCATGCTCTCCGGCATCATGATGGGCACCCAGACCGCGCAGCAGGCGATGGCGCGGGCGGGCGCCAACATGGCGGCGTCGTACTTGGCCGACATCGGTAAGATGATCGCCAATTTCCTGGCGTTCAAAGGCCTCCAGGAGATCGGCTGGACCCAGATGGCCGACTCCATGGCCTCGAAAACGACCAAGGAAGCGGCTGCCTGGATGGCCGGCGAGCGCACGAAGACGGCGGCGACCACGGAAGGCAACGCTACGCGCACCGCCTCCGACGCGGCAGGCGAAAGCTCGTTCCTCGGCCGCCTGGGAACGATGATCTCCGGCTGGCTGGGGTTGGAGACGGGCAAGACGGCAGCGACCACGGCCGGCGTGGCGACCCGGACGGCGGCCGAGGAGACGGGCGCGGCGATGACCAAGACGACCGAGGTCACCACGGCCGTCTCGTCGATCGGCACCAAGGCGGCCGATGCCGCCGCCGGCGCCTATGACGCCATGGCCGCCATTCCCGTCGTCGGGCCCGCCCTCGGCGCGGCGGCAGCCGCGGCGACCTTTGCCGCCGTGATCGCCTACCAGTCGATCGCCTCGGCCGAAGGGGGATGGGGGCAGGTGCCCTACGACGGTGCCCTGGCCATGCTGCACAAGAACGAAATGGTGCTCCCGGCCAACCTGGCGGCGAGCGTCCGCGCCATGAGCGGCACCGCGCAGGCAGCCGCTGCCGGCGCCACGAACACGAACAACACCTGGCATCTCAATGCGCCGATGTCGGTAACCAGCATGAATGGCCCGATGAGCCGCAGCGATTTTTCCACGCTGCTGCGCAACCACGGCGACCTGCTGATCAAGCACCTGCAGAACGCCCACCGCAACGGGAGGCTGTCGAAGTGACGCTTCCGCTCTTCCCGACGCTCTCGGGCCTGGGCTGGTCGACGTTCAAGCGGCCGACGTCGTCGACCCTGGTGTCGCCCCACGTGTCGGGCGACGAGGTGCGGGTCGCCAACATGGCCTACCCGACCTATGAGTTCGAGCTGACCTTTCCCGATCACTTGCCGGACAGCGGCGCGGCCGATAGCGATCTCAAGACGCTGATGGGGTTCTTCCTTGCGCAGCGAGGGCAGTTTGCCACGTTCCGCTACGGCGATCCGTCCGATTGCGCGGCGACCGGGCAGTCGCTCGGCGCCGGCGACGGGCAGACGGTCCAGTTCACCTTCCTGCGTACCCTGGGCGGCTGGAGCGAGCCCGTCGGCTACGTCGAGCAGGTCTCGGCGATCTACGTCGCCGGCGTCGCCCAGGCCGCCGGGTGGACCCTCGGCGACAGCACGGCCGGCCATAACCTGCTGACGTTCACCGCCGCGCCCGCCAGGGGCGCCGAAATCACGGCGGATTTCACGTTCTCGTTCCTCTGCCGGTTCCTCGACGACCAGCAGGAATTCGAGCAGTTCGCCAAGAACCTGTGGCTCAACAAATCCGTCAAATTCAAGAGCGTCAAACGGCCATGAAGAGCGCGTCGAGCGAGCTGATCGCCTTCCTGCGGGATCATTCCACGTTCCTCATGGCGGACTGCTTCACCTTCACCCTGGTCGACGGCACGAAGCTTTATTACACCGCGGCCGACATGCCGGTCACCGTCGGCACGGCGACGTTCGCGGCACATTCGGTACTGATCTCCGGGCTCAAGTACAACATCGCCGTCGGCGTCGACGTCGACGAACAGGACCTGACGATTGCCGCGCGCGACGCCGACACGGTGAACGGCGTGCCGTTCCTGGTGGCGCTGCGCACCGGCGTGTTCGACGGCGCCTACCTGCAGCGTGACCGCGCCTTCCTGTCCAGCTGGGGACCGCCCGCGGTCGCCGTCGGTTCGGTGACGCTGTTCCACGGCCGCATCTCGACCATCGAGAAGATCGGCACCGCCGACGCGCAGGGGAAGGTCAAGAGCGACCTGGTCCTGCTCAACGTCGACATGCCGCGCAACGTCTACCAGCCCAGCTGCCTGCACACCTTCTGTGACGCCCAATGCGGCATCTCGAAGCCGGCGATCTCGGTGAACGGTTCCGCCCAGGGCGGCAGCTACTCGGCGGTCGCCTGGGACGGAGCGACCGCCGGCACCTACGACCAGGGGACAATCGTCTTCACCACGGGCCGGAATGCGGAAGTGCACGCGGGCATCAAGCAGTCGGACGGCAGCTCGCTGATCCTGTCCTATCCCCTGGAGTTCGAAGTGACGGCCGGCGACATGTTCGTCGCCACGCCCGGCTGCGCGCACACGCTGGCCGCCTGCCGGGCGTTCAACAATTCCGCCAATTTCCGCGGCTTCCCCTTCGTGCCGCCGCCGGAGGCCGCCTATTGATGAGCGGTCTCGCGCACATGTCGGAACTGCAGCAGCGGGAGGCCGTGGTCGCCGAGGCGCGCAGCTGGATACGCACGCCGTATCATCACCATGCGCGGATCAAGGGGGCCGGCGTCGACTGCGCCATGCTGCCGGTCGCCGTCTATTCGGCCTGCGGCCTGATGCCGCCGGATCAGGACTTCGGCGCCTATCCGACGCAATGGCACCTTCACCATGATGAAGAAGTCTATCTCGGCATCGTGCTGAGCTATGCCCGCGAGATCGGCGGGCCGCCGCAACCGGGAGACTTCACCTTGTGGCGGTTCGGCCGCGCCTTTTCCCACGGCGGCATCGTCACCGCCTGGCCGCGCGTCGTCCACAGCTACATCGGGCGCGGCGTGTACGAGGAAGACACCGCCATCGGCGCCGATTTCCTGCTCAAGGACGGCTCGCCGCGGCTTCGCCGCTTCTTCACTCTGTGGGGCGAGCGATGAGCGGCCTACTCGGCGGCGGCGGGTCGTCCTCCAACACCACCGCACCGGCCTACACCGGGCTGCAGATCCAGACCGCGGTCAGCACGCTGCCGGTGCCGCTGGCCTTCGGCACGAACAGGCTGGCGCCGAACCTCACCTGGCGCGGCAACTTCCAGACCATCGCCAACACGACGACTACCTCGTCCGGCGGCAAAGGAGGCAGCAGCTCCAGCAGCTCGACCACCTACACCTACACGGTCGCCGCCATCATGGCATTATGCGAAGGGCCGATTTCCGGCGTCGGCACGGTGTGGAAAGGGCAGTCGACCTATACCCTGGCCGGCCTCGGCCTGACCCTTTTTAGCGGCGCGACGCCGCAGCCCGCGTGGGGGTGGCTGCAAGGCTACCAGCCGGACGAGGCGCTGAGCTATGCGGGAACCGCCTACGTCGCGGCCAGCGCCTACGATCTCGGATCGAGCGCCAGCCTGGACAATCACAATTTCGAGCTGTACGCGCTGCAGACCGGCACGGGGGCCAATGGCATCGATGCCGACCCGGCGCTGGTCATCCAGCAGTTCCTGACCAACCTGCAGTTCGGCGTCGGCTTCCCCGCGGCGTCGATCGACATCTCGACGCTGCTCGGCGCCACCGGCGATTCGTCCTACCAGACCTACTGCAAGGCGCTGGGCCTATGCATTTCGCCGTTCCTCACCGACCAGGAGACGGCGCAATCGATTTTGCAGCGCTGGCTGCAGCTGACCAACACGGCCCCCGTGTGGTCCGGCACCGTGCTGAAATTTATCCCTTACGGCGACGAAGCGGCCACCGGCAACGGAGTGACGTTCGCGCCGGACGTCACGCCGATCTACGACCTGGACGACACCGACTTCGTCTTCGAAGAGGGCACGGACCCGGTCGAGATCCTCCGATCCGACCCCTCGGACGCCTACAATGTCGAGCGCCTGGAGATCATGGACCGGGCCAATGCCTACGCCGTCACCCCGGTCGAGGCGCGCGATCAGAATGCGGTCGAACTGTACGGGTTGCGGATCGACTCGACTTACACAGCCCATGAGATCTGCGACCCGAACGTCGCGGCGATCGCCGGGCAGCTGATCTTGCAGCGCAACCTGTACGTCCGCAATACCTACAAGTGGAAGCTGTCGTGGGAGTACTGCCTGCTGGAGCCGATGGACATCGTCACCCTGACGCGTCCGGCCCAGCATCTCGACAAAGTCGCGGTACGCATCACCAACGTCAGCGAGGACGAGGGCGGGATCCTCGCCTTCACTGCCGAGGAACTGCCGGCCGGCGTCGCGACGGCCGCCCTCTATCCCAAGCAGGGCAAGAACCCCTACGCCGTCAACCGCAACGTCGCCGCCGATCCGGTCAATCCGCCGGTCATTTTCGAACCGTCGGCCGCCCTGACCGGTTCCGGCGCGCAGGTGTGGATCGGCGCCTCGGGGGGTGCCGCCGGCGTCTGCGATCCGAACTGGGGCGGCGCCGACGTGTGGGTGTCGCCCGACGGCACCACCTACGAGAAATTCGGCACCATCAGCGGGCCGGCCCGGCAGGGCGCCCTGACGGCGGCGTTGCCGGCCTTCTTGGGGACGGGCGCCGACACGGCGAACTCGCTCTGCGTCAATCTGGCGGAGAGCGGCGGCGTGCTGGCCAATGCGACTGAGGCCGACGCGCAGGCCTGCCGTACGCTGTGCTGGGTCGACGGCGAGATCATCGCCTATGCCACGGCGACCCTGACCGGCCCCTACCGGTACACGCTCACCTATCTCGAAAGGGGACTATACGACACGGCCATAGCGGCGCACGCGGCGGGCACGCTGTTCCTGCGCCTCGACCAGGCCATCTTCAAATACGGCCTGCCGGAGGCCTACGTCGGGCAGGACATCCGGATCAAGCTGCCCAGCTTCAATGTCTACGGCGGCGGCGCGCAGTCCCTCGACGAGGCTGTCGCCTACACCCTCACGCCGACCGGCGCCGGCTACACGATCGCGCCGCCGACAGGCCTGGTCGTCACCCAGTATGTCACCGTCGGGTCGACCGGCATGCGGATCGACCTGCAGGTCAGCTGGACGAAGAGCCCCTCGGCCTACGTCTCCGACTACGAGGTGTCCTATTCGGTGGTCGGCACCGATTCGTGGATCTCGGTACGGACGGCCGGCGCCGCCCAGACCATCATCGCCGACGCCGTGTCCTATACCTACGACATCAAGGTCTGCGCGATCGGCCTCGGCCTGACCTCCGCGGCGATCGAGACGACCTATACGCTGATCACCGACGACATCAAGCTGGCCGCGGTCACCGGCCTGGAGCTGTGCGGCCAGGGCAACGACCACACGTTCACCGGCCGCGACGCCAAGTTCGACTGGCGGCTCAACAGCGCCTATGGCGCGAGCGAAGCCCTCAGCTCGTCATCGGCCACCGGCTCGGGGCAGATGGACGCCTGGTTCCTGAACTTCCAGGTGACGATCTACGACACCAACGACAACGAGCTGCGCACCGAGCTGGTCACCGCCCCCAGCTACACCTACACCTATCAGCGCAACGTCGAGGACGGCGGCCCGCATCGCACCTTCCGGATCGAGGTGGTCTGGCACGACACGATCGGCCGCACGTCCGAACCGGCAACCATCACGGTGACCAATCCACCGCCGGGGTTGCCTACGGCAGTGGCCGTTTACAGCTCGTTTAAACACATCTTTGTCGACTACACGCCGCCCACCGATCTCGACTATGCGGGGACCGAGATCTGGATGAGCGGCAACACCGGGTTCGCGCCGACCGCCGGCAACAAGGTCTATGACGGCGTCGACACCAAGGTGGTCATCGCCGCCGAGACCGGCGAAACCTACTACCTTCGCCTGGCTTCCTATGACAGCTTCGGCGAGGCCGAGCTGACCATTTCCGGCGAGTACACGGTGACGACCGCCGCCCTCGAAGTGCAGGACATCTCGGACGGCATCGTCACCTATGCCAAGCTCTACAAGGATCTGCAGACCGACATCGACAGGCTCGATCCGACCAACCTCACCGATCCGAATTCGGTCGCCTCGCAGATCCTGGCGGTGACGGGCCTGCTGAACCAGAAATGGGCGGCAGCGGAAACCGATATCGCCGCCGTCCAGGCCTCGGCCGCGGCAAATGCCGCCGCCCTCGTGCAGACCGAAACCGCCGCGCGGGCCGACGCCGACTCCACGCTGGCCGCGCAGATCACCAATCTTGCGGCAACGGTCGGCGGCAACGTGGCGGCAATTCAGTCCGAGACCTCCGCGCGGGCCAGCGCCGATGCCGCTCTCGGCAGCCAGCTGAGCGCTTTGTCGGCGACGGTGGGCAGCAACCAAGCCTCGCTCGCCAGCGAGATCAACGCGGCAGCCGGCACAGCCTCCGCAGCCGCCAGCTCGATCCAGACGCTGCAGTCGACGGTGAACGGCAATACCAGCTCGATCCAGACGCTGCAGTCGACGGTGAACGGGGTCACCAGCGAGTACACGGTCAAGATCGACAGCAACGGCTACGTCGCCGGATTTGGCCTGATCGACGGGGAGACCGGGCAACCCGGCGTCAGAAGCGCCTTCATTGTCCGCGCCGATCAGTTCGCCGTCGGCGCGCCGGGAGACGCGAGCCTAGCGCCCTTCGTGGTACAGAACGGCGTCGTCTACATCAACGCCGCGCAGGTCCTGAACCTGCAGGTGCAGACTGCCCAGATCGCCATGGCTGCGATCGACACGGCCCGCATCGCCGATCTGAACATCACCACTGCGAAGATCGCCGCCAATGCCGTGAGCGGCACCGCCGCCGCCACCGGGTTTGATCCGACGACCGGCCTGGTCACTCACGGCGACGCGGTCTTTATCATCTTCACCGCCGAAGGAAGCGCCGCCGCAACCTATGATTCGGTCGGAACCATCTACGTTTCCGTTGACGGCACGATAGTCGCGCAATCCGCCGTTCCCATGGCATCGGGCAGCGGCATTTGCATGGGGACGCTCTCGGCGGTGACGACGCCCTCGGCGGGTTACCACACGTTCAGCGGATCGAACGGAACCGGCTCAATCTTTGTCCTGGAGCTGCAGAAATGACCGCTTCCTTCTTTTACGAATACGAAAAGTCGAGCGGCAGGCTCTTGCGCACCGGCTATACCACCCCGGAGTCCATCGAGCACATAACGGGCACGAGCACGACGACGGTGGCGGAGGGAGAAGCCGATTTTGCTACCCAATACGTCGTGGACGGCAAGCCCGTCGACCGGCCGCGTTTCCCAAAGTTCGACAAGACCGCGATCAAGGTCGGCGAGGAGGCTGCCCTTCGCGGACTGCCTGCCCCCGCCGCCGTGACGGTGAACGGCGTCGCCCACACTGTCACCGATGGCGAATTTATCCTCGCCGGCACGTCGGCGGGCCGCTTTGCGGTCACTGTCTCGGCGTGGCCGTACCTCGATTACGCGGAGGTCATCACATGCGGGTGAAGCTGGAAGCGTCCGTCGATCACATTTTGGCCGAGCGCCGGGCCGCGTACCTGGCGGCGTGGCCGATCGCCGCGCAGCTCGAGGCCCACGCCGAGGCTGCCGCCGGCCGCCCCGAGAAACAGCAGCAGATGCTCCTGGACCTGGCGCGGATCAAGCAGTCCATGCCGATCGGCGGGAGGGATTAGAATGCAGTACAAGACCGGCACCGTCGCACTCACCAACGGCTCGAACGTCGTAACCGGCACGGGAACTGCGTGGCTGGCGAACGTCTCCGCCGGCGATATTTTTTTCCCGCTGGGCGCCACGTCGTCCTACGAGATCGCTGCCGTCGTCGACGACGCGACCCTTCATCTGTCGGCGCCCTGGGAAGGTCAGGCTGCGGCGACGGCGCAATACGTCATCTGTCGCGATTTCACGCCACTTTATGGCATCCCTTACCCGCAAAGCGGCGATATCGGCACGCAGTTGATCTTCAAGCGCGCGGCGCTCATGCTCGACACGCTGATCGACGATACGGTCAAAGGGTCTCCGCCGGTCGAGAGCGCGACGGTCACCGCCCCTCCGGCCTCGCCGACGACAAGGCAGATCTGGATCGTCCCCCCCGCAGCGACCGGAGCCTGGGCGGCCCAGACCAATAATCTCGCTCAGTGGCAAGACGCCTGGGTGTTCATCACGCCCAACGAGGGCAATCGCGTCTGGGTCAAGGACCAAGGGCTTGAAATGCTCTACACCGGCTCGGCCTGGGTCGATTCGACGGCTGGCTTGCCCCAGGTGCTGAGCGCAGTAACCGCGGCGCAGACGGCCGAAACTGCCGCCGCCACGTCGGCGACCGCTGCCGCCAGCTCCGCCACCGCCGCAGCCGGATCGGCCACCACCGCGTCAACGGCCGAAACTGCCGCCGCTGCGTCGGCGACCGCTGCCGCCAATTCCGCCACCGCCGCAGCCGGATCGGCCACCACCGCGTCAACGGCCGAAACTGCCGCCGCTGCGTCGGCGACCGCTGCCGCCAGCTCCGCCACCGCCGCAGCCGGATCGGCGACCACCGCGTCAACGGCCGAAACTGCCGCCGCTGCGTCGGCGACCGCTGCCGCCAATTCCGCCATCGCCGCAGCCGGTTCGGCAACCGCAGCCTCCACCGCGGCGACTGCAGCCGCGACATCGCAGACCGACGCCGCCGGCGCCGCCTCGGCAGCGGCAACCTCCGCGCTCAATGCGGGCACTTCCGAGACGAATGCCACGACGGCCGCCACGGCCGCCGCGGGATCCGCCGCCACCGCCGGAACCGCGGCGACGGCCGCGGCCCAGGCCGCCGGCGCCGCAAGCGCGAGCCAGCTCCAAGCCTCGGCCTCGGTAGTCGCGGCCGGCGGCTCGGCTACCGCCGCCGGCACTTCCGCCGCGCTGTCGCACGACTACGCGGTCAAGCCGCATGGGCAACAGGTCGAGCCGGGCACGTACAGCTCGTTGCATTACGCGACCGAGGCGGCTCAGTCGGCGGCAACCGCGGCATCGATCGCCGGCGGATCTTCCTATGGGTCGATCGGCGACGGAAACATCATCAAGATCTCCGCCGCGGCCCCCTCGGCCACCCTCAATTTCGTCTCGGGCCTGGGCATCTCGCTCACCTGGAATGTGCCGGCGCAATCTATCTCCTGGAATGTCGACGCGTCGCAGCTCGACCACACCCAACTGAAAAACGTCGGAACCAACACGCATGCCCAGATCGACGCGGCTCTGGCCGATGTCTACACGAAGGCGCAGGTCGACTCCGCCGTGGCCGCGGCGACCCCGAATTGGGGCAGCCTGAGCGGAAAGCCGACCACGATCGGCGGCTATGGCATCACGGACGCCTACACGATCACCCAGACCAATGCGGCGATCGGCTCGGCCATTTCAGGGCTCGTAAACGGCGCGCCGGGGGCTCTCGACACGCTCAAGGAGCTGGCCGACGCGCTCGGCGACAACGCCAATTACGCAGCCAGCATCACCACTGCCCTGGCCGGCAAGGAGCCAACAATAGCCGCGGGCACGGCCTCCCAATACTGGCGCGGGGACAAGACCTGGCAGCCTTTGGCGACGGTCGCCACGTCGGGCTCCTATGCCGATCTGGCGAATCGCCCGACCCTCGGTACGGCGGCATCATTGAATGTCGGGACCGGCGCGAACGAGGTTGTCGAGCTTGACGCCAATGGCAGGTTGCCCTCCGTCGATGGCAGCCAGCTCACCGGTGTCGCGGCACCGGGCTATTCCGGTGCGACGGCCACCAACTCCATGTCGGCCAACCTCGTCCTGACGAAGGACAGCAAACAGGTGCAGGCGTTCACGCCGAATGCGGCCGGGCTGGCTCTCCAACTCCCCGATGCGACGACAATGACTGTCGCCGGCGCAAATGTCTTCAAGTTGATTAACAATGGTGTCTACCCAGTTCGGATCACCAATTCGGCAGGTGTCACCGTGGGGTGGTCTCTGCCGGGCACGGCATTTCAGGTTGATCTCATCGGCACTTCGGTAGCAGCAGGCCCCTGGAAAGTGGCGACGGGGGAGGTTTGCAAAGACAACGGGGTATTCTGGGGCGGCGGGTTCGGCAGTCAAAGTGGAGCAAGTGCGTCATATACCAACTTGATCACGTGTCAATTGTCAGAGCAATATGGGATACTTGGCCTTTACAACGGTACGAATTACCTGTTGTATGGCTACCAAGTCTCTGAAAAAGGTATAGCATTCGGTTCGTCCGCAACGTTGATCAGTTCGGGAAATATTAGTTTTCCATCTGCGGGGGTTGGTGTCGTTGACGCCTGTGCCTTTAGCTCGACCGCAGCAGTCGTTGCCTATGTGGCTGGCGACGGCGAGTTAGTGGTGAGTACCGCAGTATTGAATACCAGCACTCTTGCTCTATCAATTAGTGGCGTTCGTTCAATTGGTACCTCTACGTCTGGCCCGTCTATTTGCGTTGTTGGCAATTATGTTTGCGTTTTCTTTGGTGACTCTGGGGTCGGACTTGGGGTGTGGACATTCCTCATTTCGAGCAATTCCATCTCCACCGTAAACAGTGCAAATAACGCGTCCTACAAGAATGTCACTATCTCTGCGTGTTGTGCGCTATCCTCGACGTTGGCCCACGTCGTGTTCAACAATGGCGGCCAAACATATGTTTGCCGAGTTGGATTCAGCAGCGGAGCCCCTGCGTGGGGGACTGCCTTATCTCTTCCGTCAGAACTAATAAATGCACTCTATGTTGCATCCTTGACCACGATAAGCTCAACCGTGTCGTCAACAATTCTGCCTGATGCAGCAAATTCCGCCATAAATCATGCACTTTTATTCACTGATACCGGAAGTTCCATCAGCGTTGTAGATACGGCGATAGCCTCCCAGTGCGCCACCTCAGTAGTCATTGGCGGGGCGGGAGGCGTATTTCTGTGTGTCGGGGCTAGCGTATATTCCGAAGTCTTTATGGCCTTTCGTGCCCTCACCCCCAGCGGCAGCCCGCTCTTGCCGCCGTCAGGCTTCTTCGGCGGAGCCGTCATTTTCAATAGTGGAGGGTGTAAGTTCCTCTCGGCATGCAAGACTTACAATAATATAGGGGTGTGGACGACAATGGTAAGTTTCGCTGCCAATGGATCATCAGCGTCATATTCTGTTTGGAATCAGGAATTTTTCTTGGCATGAAGGTAAAGTAAGATGGCGACGTGCGTTTTTCACGGTACCCAAGGCGTGTACATCCTCTCGGATGCGGCAGATCTATCTGGGTGGCCACAAGTGACGGATGGGTCCCACACTTTTATCGTCGGGCTCCCGTTCACGCCGGTCATCGTCACCGGGGTGACAGGACTGCCGGCTGATGCGACGCCGGCGATGCTGGTCTATGACGGGGAGACGGTGAGTTGGCCTGGTTATGCCGGTTGGCAAGCTCAAGCAGCCGCTGATCTCGCGGCCGAACAAGCCCAGGCGCTTGTCCTCATCGACGCCCAGGCCGAGGCCTGTCGGTTGCAATGGCTGACCCCAGGCAGCGGGCAGGCGCTGGAATATCAGGAGACGGCGGCCGAGGCCGCGGCGGCGGCCGTGGCGCCTGATCCACTCGACCCGGTCAAATTTCCGATGCTGGCTGCCGAGATGCAGGCGCAGATCGGCGCCGGTGTCACGCCCGCGCCGACCTTGCGCCAGATCCAGCAGCAGGCATCTGCGCAGCAGGCAGCATGGGCGGTTGCCGGGACGGCCATCAAGCAGATGCGACGTACGGCGAAACTGAAAGTCTCGGCTGCCACGACCATTAAGGCCGTCAACGCGATCGTTGCAGGGCTGGCTTGGCCGCACCCATAA